GTTGATCATCATCCATTCCTTTAATAAGACTAGTAATTAAAGCTCTATCTTCTTCAGTTTCTTTCATTCCATAAGCGTCTTCTATTTGTTTTGCTTGTTGGAATTTTCCAAATGGTTCTTTAGCTGCTGCTGCAGCTGTTGAGAAAATGCTTCCCTCTGGTTTTCTTGATGCAATATCTAAACCAAAGTTAATTAAAAAATCTCTCATGCTAGTGTCTGTTCTAGGTTGTCTTGGAGCTAGTGTGTCAATTATACTTTTCTGTGTTGTAAGTTGTTCAACTAAATTAGCATCTTTATACCCCTGCCTTGGTGCTAACCCTGAAGTTATTCCTTCAGCGCTGCCGCCTGTTCTAAACATTGGTCTTCTTAATATTCTGTTCATAATTATGCTACCGCTGGTGGATTTTGTCCCATTCCATATATAAGATTACCTAAATATGAAGATGCTTGTTGATTACCTTGTCCAGTATTTGGTAAACCTAGATTAATATTAGTACTTCCCCCTGTACTAGGATTCATTATTCCACCTAGTACTGATGTCCATCCTAATGCTGTTTGTAATGCAGTTGGATCAGGAGTTATTGCTGTTTGTGTTCCACCCATCATAGGAGCTAACATACCTATACCTTGACCATAAGTACCCAGTCTTTGATAAGGTTCAAAAGCTGCCAGTTGAGCTGCTTGTCTTTGTGCATCCAATACTCTTTGACCTTGTTGTTGTTGAATTGCACCTATTCCACTTAGCGTTTGGATATCTCCTCCAGCTAGTTGTGGAGCTAATTGTGCCATTCCTCTTTGATATTGTCCTAGTCCTAATTGACTTTGAGCTAAACCTGTTTGTGCTCCAGCTAGTCCTAATTGATTCATATAATCTTGTTGTCTTAATGCTGCACCTTGGCCAAAACCTTGTTGTAACATTTGTGCTTGTAGTAATGCCCTATTTTTATCTGATTGAGTTTGGTATTCTGATTGCATAACACCTTCTCTACCACCACCAAAACCACCCACTGCAACTGCTTGATCTGAAATTTGTTGTTGTCTCATTGCAGCTTGCTTGTCAAATTCTGATAACGTTGCATCAATAACTTGTGATTGGTAAGGCGACATATAAGAAGCAATTGATCCTGCTCCCGTTCCTGTCCCTGGTCCAGTCAAACCTGCTGCACCCGTAATGTATGGAGAAACTCCACCCATAGTTGTTCCAGCTTGTGTGCCATAAGTTGCTGCTTCACTTAAATAAGGAGCATAACCACCTACACCTGATGCTGCTAAAGATGCTGCTTGTGTTTGTAGTGGGTCTTGCCCTGCAACTGATGGTGCAAACTTAGAAGTATCTAATGGTACAGAAGTTAAACCAGTTAACTGTGTTGCGTAATCTTGTCCTAATTGACCTATAATTTTTGATGGGTCTTGTTGTTGTGTTGTTACTGCCATTACATTACTCCTTCTAATTTTTGCGCTGTGGCGAACATATTTCTTGCGCCCTCTAATCCTTGAGATTCTTCTGATACTTGTCCGCCCTGTTCTAAGTTTTTCATAACGTTTTCCATTACTTCAGCGCCCTTGTCGATGTCTCCTCCGCCTGCCGAACGGACTGCATCTGCTGTAAATACAAATTCATTCTTTGATAATCTAGCTGGTACATCATCAGCTCGTTCTTGTCCACCTATTGGTACAAATCCACCTTCATTTCTATAATCTTTTTCCATGCCACCAAGGTCCATGAGCCCACCTTCTTGAGCCATCATTCTTGGTACAGCTGAAGTTTTGTCGGAGTCTCTCATTTCATCAATTTTTTCTAAGAAGTCATCAAAAGTTCCGTTGAATAAACCTTTTTTAATTGCGTCCTTATACATTTGAAATGCTTCATCCATAGGATCAGGTGCTGAAGCCATAAGCCCACCTTCTTGAGCTCCTATTCTTCCGCCTTGAGCATACGCTGTTGTTGCTGATGCTGGAGGTAAAAATTTTAAATTTGGATCTGATCCTGTTAATGCTCTACTACGAATGTTTGCAATATCAATTCCTGGTTGAGCTGGAAGAGATTCATCTTTACGAGTTGCTTTATCTAAAGCTCCTATTCCTAAACCTATTGCAAGAGGTTGTTTCCAGTTAACTTGTTGACCACCAATATCGCTAGGTGTGCCTAGCCAATTTGCAAATTTTGAACCTGTTATTGCTCCTGTTATATCAGTTGCAATATCTCCAATTTTTCCTGGAAGTGCTGTTGCACCTGTTAAAATAGTATTAAGAAGAGAACTTTTATCTTCACCACCGTCACCTGTACCTGTATATACTCCTTCAGTTCCAGTTATGCCAATGTTTTTAGCTAATTGATCTAAGCCACCAACTGGGTTAGGTGAAACAGTTCCTTCTCCACCAGGGCCAAGTACTAAATCTTTACCACCTAATAAATCTCCTAACCAATTCTGTCCCATTCTATCTCCAGGTGTTCCAGTAAATGGAATCCCAAACTGATTTAATAAAGCACCAGCTGCAACTGATGATAAAATAGGATTATCTTTAATTTCATTTGGAATAATATCGTCTACGAATTTGTCTTTAATACCTTGGAACCATGATCCAATACCATATCTTTTTCTACCATCGACTCCTGCAATACCACCATAAGCTAAATTTTGTTTTCTCTTTTGAGTGTATGTAGGGTTTGCCATTCCACCATAAGCATGAACAGAAAGATATGGAGATTGTGAGCTTAAAGGTCTAGGACCTTTTATTCCAAACATCATTCTTTCCCATTCCTCATCAGTTATTCCTGGTGGTCTAACTAATTGACCTCCTTGATAACCAACTCTACCACCTTTTGCCATTTTTGATTCTGCTATAATTTGTTCCATAAAATCTCTAAATGGCATTGGTCTCATTCCTTGCTCTTCCATTTCAAAAACGTATTGTTCATACATTTCTACTATCATAGGATCGGCCATAGCCATTAATTGTTGATCTGGAGATTTAGGTCCTTGATTACCTGAGTAGGTAATTTCCCCTGCGCCTGTGTTTAATGATGTTATTCCTGTTCTATCTATAGCCATAATTTTTATGTGTTAATTTTTAAAGAGCAGGAATTTAACCTGGGTTTGTAATAATACTTGTTTTTCATAATTAAATCAAGCCTATGATGTTACTTCTCTAGGTTTAATTTCAAGCGCAGACAGCACGACATGTAGTCTATTAGCTGTTGCTGCGGTTACTTTTACTACTTCACTTTCTGCAACCACTAAAGGTTGAGATAGCAATTCTGATGTTCCATTAGCTGATATGGATTTGGTCTTAAATAGGCTAAAAACAGCGTCATCTGTATCAGTTATAGTCACTGTTATAGTATCAGAATTACCTGAATCCTCAGATACGAGTATTGATTTTATAACAGCTGTAGTAGCTGATGGTACAGTGTACAATGTAGTAGCACTATTACTAGTTAAATCCTTCTTTTTGTTTACAAATGTATTAGCCATTATGCCATAAAGAAGCTTTCTGCTTCTGCCTCATCTTTTAAATCCTGTTGAAAGGATGTGTTTAATTTTTGTACTATACTATCAACATCTCTAACAAATGATTGTTGTATTTGTTGATCGTATTTCTCTAGTGGTTGTGTCAATGATTGTACTATTCTAGCCATATTAAATCCTAAATATACTCTCTGGACTCACTTGATATTGATTTATCAATTGATTCATTTGTGTTAAGGTATTCATACCTCTTTCATTTAAAGCTCCTTTATCTGCATACCCTTGCAGTATCATTCTTTTTCTCATTATCTCATTTATTTGAGCTGTTTGTTGGTCTGTTGGTTGAAATTTTTTAATACTTGCTTTCATAACATTTTGAGTTTTTTGTTGACCATCTCTTTCAGTAGGAATAGGTTGTTTTTTATAAGGAAGAGCATATCGTGATCCTATATTAGAAAATGGATTAAAACCACCAAATAAAGATGCAATACCTAAAATAGGATTAAGAAAACCTAGTCCCATTTTATTAAAAAGAAAGCTTCTAATCATTGATACAGGATTAAAAAATTTACCTAAACCTCCCATTTTATCTGTAAAACTACTAATTCCTGTTTGAGCTCCTGGTGCAAAACTTTTCATTCTACTTAAAAGACTTCTTTCCAATCCTGTTTTAGGAACAAGATTTTTTAAAGTTGATAAACCATAATCAATTAAACCTTGTCTACGAGTATCAGTTGTTGGTGCTTTTAATGTTAATCCTTTTTCAATTGCACTTTGAATTTCATTAAAGTCATATCCTTTTTTGGACATGTCTTTTATTAAATCCCAATCCTGTGCTCTTTCATAGTCTTCAATTATTTCTTTGTCTTCTATAGTATAATCAGATTCATCTTTTGCCATGACATCGTCTATTGATTTTTTAGTAGGGTCTTCAAAATATCGTTCTGGATCTTCTCTTGGATCAACACCTTTAACTCCTCTCATACTTAAAGGAACTTCAACTCCTTTAACCATTTCGTAAGGTTCTTTTTCTTCCCCTGTATCTCTATGTGGAGTAATTTTTGGTCCTGTATATTTTTCAGGTTTAGGTTCAGTATCTCCAGGTACAGTTTCTGTAACTGGATCTGGATCTTTGTAAACAGATGCAGGTGCAGGTGCAGTATATTGTTGTGCAATGTATTGTTCTCTTGCATCACCACCGCCGCCTCCGCCGCCGCCTCCGCCGCTTTGATTGCCGCCAGTGTTACCACCATAATTTCCACCAGATGACGCTCCACCTGCTGGTCCTTTACTAGGGCTTGTGTCTCTACCTTGATAACCACCACCAAATCTATAACTAATTCTTTTATCTATCATTATCTTCTACCATCTGGTTGTATGTCTAATCTAAATGTTCCAAGTTTCCAGTGTTGTCCAGTACTTGTATTGTCTACTTTTAAAGATACGGCTCTTGCTCTAGCACGTGTATCTATTTTAGTTGTACTTGTAGTTGTATCAAAAGGACCTAACGAAGAACTAGCTTCTGAATCTGTTGGATAGCTTTTTAATAATAATGTAACTCTTGCATCTCCAGTTTGAGTTAAAAAATCTGGAAGTACTCTTCTAATTTTCATCATGTATTCACCATCTCCTCTTAAGTCTGCTCCACCACCTTGTGTTGCTGCTATGTCAAAATCACCTGATTGAATATTTGCAGCAATAGCTGAAGACGCACCATCTTTAATAGCATTAACTCCTGTTTCATGTTCATAGTAATAAGTAACGCCATCTGTATTACCTACAGTGGAATCATTTGTGCCATCTGATACATATTCTGTTGCATGTGGTTTACCAAATATATGTGAATCTGACCATGCGCTTCTTGCAAGTGAACTTGTAGTCCACACAGGTCGTTCTGGTGTTGAGTCCATATAATTATAAGTCACTGATCTATTATTAGATGCAGCACCACTACCAGGATAGAACCATGTAACTTCACCAAATAGGTTATTGAGTCCTGCAAAGATATGGTTTTTAGGAACTGTATTAATATCATCGTAAACATAGTCTTCAACTAAACATGGTAGAGATTCTAATCTACCAGTATATCTAAAGAAACCATTCTCAGACATCCAATAAGCAGAACCATCAACTTCAACGGCTGCACTCTTTCCAATCAATCCACAGTTCGTTCCAACTTGTTGAAATGAAAAAGTAAATGGAGCACCAACAAATCTCATAATAAATAAAGATGTATCAGTCCAAATATAAATTGCGTCTCGACCTCTTAAAGCTCCCACGATCCGTGTTCCATCGGCCAGTCTCTGTGTACCAGCAGTATTGGTTGCTGAAGGCGCCCAAGAAGTTGTTGCATCAATTGATTCTTGATCCGACCATCTAATATACATATCGTCTTGTGTTGACGTTGTTCCAATTGTTGTTTCAGTTCCAAAACAAATTAAGTGTCTATCAGGAGTAGATACTAAAGTTTGTATTGCTGCTGTTGGTGCATTAGCAACAATCGTTGCTCTTGTAGATGTAGCACCTGTTGCATCTGAATCCCATTCAAAAGTTGCGCCATCCACGATGGTTGCAATAAGTTTATTTCCATAATTGTCCAAGGTCCAAAGACCAGGAGCTGTTACAATGTCACCTGTTTGTGAAGCACCCCATTTCGTATAGTCTGATGCATCATAAACAGTTGCTCCATCACTATGTGATGCAGCAGTTGTGTTGTCTGATCCTCTAGTTAGTCCTGATAAAGTATCTGTTCCTGTAGTATTTGTTGTATAAGCAATACGCTCATTATCTACTAAGATAGTTCCTGATGCAGGCATACCTCCTGAATCAGCTAGAACAATACTAGTTGAAGAATTTGTTAAAGCGCCATTTAAAGTAGATGTAATTTCTCCAGCTACAGTACCACCCCAAAGACCTAATCCCCAACCAGCAGCTGATGCCTCAACTGCAGGGCCTATTGAATAAAAATGTTGAACTCTTATTCCACCAGAAGTACTAGCTCCTGATCCAGATTCAGCTGATCCCATTTCAATTGTTAGTGTTGTTGAAGTTGGAACCGTTGTTACCATGAAATTTGTATCGTCAAAATCACCAGAACTAAAATTAGAATCTGTGATAGCTGTAAAATTATCTAAACGAATAATGTCGTATTTGGATATGTTATGATCAGATGAAAAAGTTAATGTAACAGTTGCATCACCATTAGTTGTGGTAAATGCATTAGTTAAAGTTGTTGTAGCTTTAATAGGAGTAATGTCATAAAACGCTCCTCCTGAATATACATATAAAAATCTGTTTGTACCAAGGGCCGCATACTTAATACCACTTGCATTAACAAAATGATGTAGTGCTGTATTTCTACCTGTAAGAGTGTTGTCTCCTAATTGAGCCCAGCCACCTATTTTTTCAGGAGTTCCATATCTAAAACGTACATAGTCGCCACTTCTCCATTGGCCTTCGCCACCTGTGGCTGTAACTTGTTTATTGAATCCTGGATCAAATCTTAATTTTTGTAGCATATATAACCATTATATTATTTATTCCCCACTTTGGGAATACCTAACATCGGCCTTTTGTCGAACCTGTTTTCTTCAGCAAAAGGACCATTCACATGGTTATAATGAAGGAATACTTGAGCGCAAACATTTCCTTCAAAAGGTTCTCTCCAATGCTCTAATTTACATCCACTATACACTAGCATATCTCCTACTTCAAGCAAGACTTTAGTGCCTTCTGGAGCATTAGGTTTATGTATATTTTTGTATTCATCTATGACTGTATCAGCCCCTGTTCCATCTATAAATATAGGCCAGGGATCGCCACCTAGATTTATTGTAGTAGATATTTCACAGCTAGGTCTATCTTTGTGTCTTCTTAATATATCCCCTTTTTTATATAGTCTTGCATAAGAGTATGTT